GATACCTTGAGTAACGAGAAAGATGGATGAATGATTCGTATGCGTTCATAGTTAGTCTTCCTTTTGTTCTTTAAGTTCAATTACTTCTTCAATTAAGTCTGCTATATTGTGGCGCTTATCGATATCAACACCGAATTCTTCTATAGCATAGTCTTCTAATTCGTCTTTAGTCATGTCCAGAAGATTGTCTTCAGTTACTTCCATCATGTCTCCACCATTCTCACGGATATCCCATAAGTCACGGATAAATTCTTTTTCGGTTTCAGCCATCTTGTCGCCTACCGCATCAAAGAACACTTCTAAATGTTCTTTACTTTTGATTGCTACTGTGATAAACTCTTCAAAGTAGTCTTTTAGTCTGTCTATATTCATTAGTGATAATCCTTTATATCTGATTCTAACATCGTGTTACACGCATAGTAAAGTTGTTTGTTCATAGGGTCAGTCGGGTCTTCTTCGTACTCGTCTATAATACCCTGTAAGAAGTTCCTTATCGTCGGGGATAAGGTTGAGGTATCCGCTTTACCATCATACAACAGTTGTAAGATTACAGATACATAGATTAGTTCATTGTCAGTCATATTCATGTTTACACCCTTTGGAATTGTGTCCCAACATCGTTTTCGGCTTCTTCGTAGTCGTTTCCTTTAGCGAGTCTACCAGTTGGAAAGTTATAAAGCAATGTTCCTGATGGGCCTGTAAGACCAGTATAACGACATTTGAGGACTTTTGTTTTAATTGTGTTTCTTTCAATTTCATCTGCACTTCCTGAATCTCTAGCAAAGGCTATGATGTCCATGCTGATTTGTTTAATTGAACCTGAACCACGGATGTCGTCCATGCTAGGTAGTTTGCCTTCTTCAAATGACCTACCCTTGTTATCTGTCTTTCTCAAGTGTGAGATTAAGCCAATCCATACATTGTACTTTTTAGCTAGACGTAGTAAGTCATTCATTATCTTGTCTATCGCTTCGTTGCCTGTAAGTCCTTCAGCACCTTCTGAAGCCAAGATTGTAATATGGTCAACAAAGACATACTTAGCACCAGAAAGGCACATATACTCAAGGAAGTCCATAATAGAACCGTCGCTAATACTACCTTGATGGTCCAGTACAAGTACTCTATCATCACCGAAAAGCTGGTCATAACCGATTTTAAGTTCATCTAACGGAATCTCCTCTGCCGCTGGGTTTCTGTTTAAAGCCATACCCGCCATCTTACGTGCGGTTTCGGCGGGTGATTCTTCGAGTGATACAATACCTATCTTGTCTTCTGTTTCAGCTAACAAGTGTACTGCTATCTCTCGAAGTAGTGTTGATTTACCAGAGCCAGTGCCGGATGTCCATAGGGTAATCTCACCACCTCTCATGCCTTTAAGTTTAGCATTGAGACCAGTCATACTCTCAGGATAAGGTACTGATTCTAAGTCGTTGTAAGTTTCTAGTTGTGTCCACAAGTCTTCTTTAGTAAGAATACCGGCAGGAGTGTAGTCTGTAGCATCATATACAGTAGTAAGAACTTTCTCTGGTTCTTTCACCCATAAGTCTGATGCATCTTTCTCAGTTGACTTAGCTATCTTAACTTTATCATAACCGATAATACGAGCCGCTTCTTTAGTAGCTTCTCTGCCCGCTTCATCATTATCAAGCCATAAGATTACTTCATCAAAGTTTCTAATCCAGTCACGCTCTTCAACTAAGTCTTTTAGTGAAGAAGCAGAACGAATAGATACAACAGGATAGAATGTCTTGTAACGTTTAAACCATGCTGATTGTACAGCCATAGCGTCAAGTTCACCCTCTGTTATAACTAATCGTTTGCCACCGTTGTATAGGTGTTGTCCGAATAAGCCACCTCTGACTTTACCGATAGAAGTAAACTTCTTTGGTAGTTGTCTTACTTTGTAGCCTGATAGTTCATTGTCGATATGATAAGGATAGTAGTGACTATCAATCACTCCATCTAAGTCATATCCTACCTTAACACCGTAGTGTTCTGATACTTGTTTAAATACGTTTCTTTCTCTGAAACCTCTAGATTGAAAGTCTCTCTGGACTTCATCTAGGCTTGGTCCCCACGTATCTACCGCAGAGAAGCCATCATCGTTATTAGTAGTCATCTTAACTTCTCCTTTAGGTGCTTGATGTGATGTTCTACATGAAAAGCAGAACGTTGAACCGTCTTCATAGATTTGCATTGGGTCTGAGCCACCGCAATCATTACACGGTTGGTCTTTCGTTACTATTCTACCCATATATATCTCCTAATATTTTGTGATTAGTTCCGTTATATACTCACGAGTTTTCTTGGTAACGGCTTCTTTAGGAACAAACCTAATAGCCGCTATCTGTCTATTATAGAATCGAGGGGTCTTACCATCAGATAAATATTCAGTCATTGATTCTGATATCATCTGGCAGTAAGCCTCTGCATGATATAACCCACCTTTAGTCTTGTATACGTCTACTATTTCAAATGTAAACTTGTCATGACCGATTAGTGCTATATCTTTCTTTAAGTGGACAGAAGAGCCTGTATAGGTTCTCCAAGTCATTTCTTTACCGTAAGTCTTTGATTTCTTTTTACCACCGTGGAAGAATTGTTTCTTACCCCAGTAGTATTGGTCTGTTTCTTTATTGTGTATACAGTATAGGAAACCGAAAGCTTTACTAGGGTTTACTTTAACCTTAGTCTTCCAGTGACCTAATTCAGCCTTTAATAGCGGCTTCGTATACTTCTTTTTTGATGACGAAGTGGTCATTGATATGCCTCCAAATGTGTAACAATTTACCGTTCAGTAACATATGGTCGAAACCATCGTCACCGTAGGCGTTATGATATTCACGACAGATTCGTTCTACATGCTCAGTCTTATCTTTAGAGCCTTCTAGAATCTTCTCTGCTTTCTTTGGACCGATACCAGCTATACCGGGAATGTTATCAGTGGACTCACCCATCAATAACTGTTTCCAGTAAAAGTAACCAGCCCATTCATCTGATACTTGATAAAGAGTCTTGTGTCTTGGGTTATAGTGATTACCCTCAATACAATCTAAATCTTTATCGATTGTTACTACACAATGCTGTATTCCTGCTTTCTTAGCTTCTACAGCCCATACACGAACCATATCATCAGCTTCACAGTTGTCAGTGATAATACAGCCATCATAGTATTCTTCTGTCCAAGACTTCAAATCATCAAACCAATCTGGTTTAGTAGATTTCGACTTAACACGACTAGCAGACCTCTTATAGTCTACATACAAGTCACATCTATAGTTGTCAGGGCCACCCATAGCCATAACATAGTCTTTAGTAAACAGTGAGTTAGTAACGTCACTCATAGTTGATTTAAATTTAGTCTTACCTTCTTCTAAGGTGTCCGACCCCCATATACTCATATACAGGAGAACATCACCATCAATAATAGCTAATGTCATAATTATTCCTTTAGTTAAAATCCCTAATAGATAGGGAGACCGTTGGTCATTATTTGCGGGTATTTTTTCTTCATACTTTTAAGGCACTTAGCGTGGTCCTTGGGTATAAAACCCATGCTTATCGTAAGCATTATTTCTTAGTTTTAGCTTGTCTACAACGTCTTGCATAATGTCAGCCAGAGAGTATCCCCTAGTCTGTGCTATAGTAGCGATATAC